CATCTATGGCAACACCCATAGCGTCGTCTATGCTTGTTGCTACAGGGTCAATAAGGAAGTTCTGAGGCATTACAGGCTTAAGTTTTACCTTGACACGCTCAGTAATGTTGACACCGACTGCCGTTAAGTCACCACCCATGATAGGCTGTGTAGCCGGGGCCATCTCTTTCATTTCTTCGATGACAATCTCGCCAACACCTGTGCCAAACACAGCAGCATTAATGAGACACTCTGCTACTGCCTTACGGACTTTACAGTCTTCAAAGTCTTCCGTTAGTTTGTTTCTCAAGAACAACACGTCTTGACGCTCTGTGTCACCCATGTTGTCAGCTATGTCGAACCACTTGCCTCGACCAAAAGTAGCTTCCTCAAGTTCTGCTACGTTCGACTCCACAGCTTGCTGAAGAGCAGGGGCAATGATACGGCTTCTTTCTGACTTACGCTCAGAGTCAGCAGGGTCCCAGATGCCTCTCCAGAGCCTGTAGTACTCATCGAAACGTGCTTCGTAGTTTGACTCGTAGTTGTCACGCCAGTCGTCACACTTAGTCATTACCCAGTCTTCGATAGTTTCTTCTATCAACAAGGGGTCTTGTTCAAATAGTTCGGTCATATTAATATCCTGATACTACGTCTAAAATTTCATAGTCATCGACTTCATAATCATAGTCGTACGCTACGTGTGCAAGCTGGTCTATGTAAGCTAAAGCATCTATCAAGTCGTCGTGAGTTAGTGCGTCAGGGAACTGAAAGAGTTGGTCTAAGAACCTAGAGTTCCACTCCCCTTTCTTAAGTGTTACAAAGCCATTCTCAAAGCGCCCCTGTAACGCCCACATGACCCTGTCAGTCTTCTTTTTATTTCCGTGGGTTAGTTCCTCGACTCTAAAGAACGTCCCGTGACGCTTCTGTAGGTCCATCAGAGGGGACATTACTGCCTGCTTTGCTATACCTCTCTCAATACCGACGCTAACTGGTTCGTAGTCACGGACTGCTTGGAATATCTTGGCTGCTGTTTCGTCGAGAGTCCACCTACCGTAGATAATGTTTTCAACGAACCAACCATTAGGGTTCACTTTTACTACTGCTATTGCCGTTTCGTCTAGCTTAGTGTTCTTTGTGCGCTTCTTGTTTACTTCTTCAAAACCAGCTAAGTCAACTGCAATGTAGTAGTCCCCTTCACCACTACTCTCTTCTCCGAACTTTACCCAGTCCTCTTTAAACATTTCTGACCCACGAGCTTCAAATGACGCCATAAATTCTTGACGAAACGCATAGCTCGACATAGACTTCTTAGCGGTGTCAATTTCATTTGGGTCCAAGATTGGGTTGTCATAAGAAGTAAAGTGCCATGCTTTGTAAGTCTCGTCGTCACCTAGCTCTGCGTATTTATATAAGTCGTAGAAGTGGTTGCGACCCATTGGTGTTCCAATGAACATGGCACAACCCTTTTGGTCAGCCAAGGCTGGTCTTAGGATCTGCTCAAATACGTCAGGCTTCATGTCTGCGTACTCGTCCAACACTAGGAACTTAAGGCTGACACCACGCATTGTCTCTGGTCTATCGGCCCCTTTGAGGCTTATGGTTGCACCGTTGACTAACTTAATCTGCAAGTTGTTAATGTGGCTACCTGAGATAACAGGGTTCCCTAGTTCCAACAAGGTCTGCCACATGATGTCACGTGCCTGTCCCTGTGTTGGCGCTACGTAGAACACGTGGCCTCTCTCGGCCTGCAAAGCGTTTACAATAAGCAACCAAGCAGCAAGTCTGGACTTCCCTGTACGTCTACCTGCTGCTACAATCTTGAATCTAGTGTTGTCTGCCCAGACCTCTTGTTGCCACGGCAGTAACTCAATGTCTAAGTCAGTTGCCATTAATTAGTTGTAGTTGTTCAAGAAAGAAGGCTGGCTTACTAAGTTAAAAGTAAAGGCTACTTCCATGTTACCAGAGGCTGCTGAGGCTTTGGCCTTCACTACTTCTCCCTGATGTAAAACAAATATAGGTGTTTCTGATTGACCACCTAAGATTTCTCTGCTACCTGCGTTTATCGAAGTACCTTCAAACAAGTACATTTGGTCTACACCGGCACTGTTTTCCCACCACAGGTCTATACTGTTCGTGCTGCCGCCGTGGTTTGCAACAAAGACATACGTGATGTGTAAAGTAAAACCATTGGGGATAGTGAGAACTGTCGTCTCAGCATCGTCAGTCAGTGTTTTGTGCTGTGTAAAAAACATTAGGAATATACCCACATTACAGGAGTAGTACCACGTGTGTCTACGTGGACAAAGGACTTAGCAATGCCTATGCCCGTGAAGCCAAGGGCCAAAGCCTGCTTAACTATGTCGTATCTTTGGGATGCACTGGTAGCTTTGATGTCTACTGCGATGCCTTGGGCATGGGTCCCCGGAACTTCCTTGGCAGCTTCAATAGGATGTTCTATGGGGTGTCTATAACCACTCGTTATGACAAACGGGAACCCACACCCAGCACGTAAACGATCAAGCTTTTGTAGGAACTCCGGTTCCATCTTGTTTTCACCAGTGACTTGGCAGTTGAACTCATCTAATGTAAAGTACTTAAGACTCATCCACTACTTCTCCTTCGATAACGTCACTAGCGTCGCTTACGTCTACAGTACCAACACCAGTAATGTTGATCTGTATGGCGTTTCTACCACCGTCCTTCACTACTTCTCGCTCAAATGCACCTACAGGTAACATACGGTCCATAATTAGCTTCCAAGCAGAAGCCTGATTCTTATGGTCGTTGTCCAAGGCAGCATCAAAAATAGTCTCAAGGACCTTTTTAGACTTAGGGGAAGCCAACATACGAGATTTGTACTCGTTGATTATAGCGGCGTCACCCTTGGGTCTACCCACTTTACCCTTGTTACCGGGTTTTACAGCGGCTAACTCTGACTTACGGGGTCTGCCACGACCTCTTTTTTTAACTTCGGAAAGTTCAGTGGTCATAACACAAATTGTCCCTAATTACAACAATAGTATAACATAAGTTTTCACATAAGTCAAGCTATTTATGGCTTAGTAGCAGTGGTAGTAGTAACACGAGTGAAATCATGGGCTTACACGTGTTTAATTAAGGCTCCTTTTTCCTAGTTTTCACCTTTTTTGTGCTTGAGTGGCTACTACAAATAAAAACATAAGTCAATCCCCGCCCCCGGCCTAACATTTGTCCAACAATTGGCACGCTTCTTGCGTAGCAACATCTGTGCCAACATTGGAAGTGGCACGAGTATTGCATGAGGCAACCTGTGGATAACCTGTGGATAACTATTGGCACGACTCTTGCATGTCCAATGTTGGCACGTGTTTTGCTTGTGTTGCAACATTCGTGCCATGTCCAAGGTTGGCACGAGTATTGCAGGGGTGCAACATCTGTGCCAACATTAGAAGTGGCACGAGTCTTGCATGGTGTGCAACATCTGTGCCAGTGTGCATGTTGGCATGGGTTTTGCATGGGGAAAACTGGGGTTGACAAGTATGTGGGCTTATGTTGGACCCTTAGAGCGCCTAGCACGACACGAGGCACAACACAAGCAAAACATAAGAACAGCACGATAAAATAAAAGTAAAATAAAGTTTAAAAAAGTGTTGACACAAGAATAAAAGGCGATATAATAGGCTCAACAACAACACAAGGACAACACAAGATGAAAAAGGATATTCTAGTTCAAAAAGAAGGATCACAAGGGTGGTCAGTATGGGACAAGTATAGTTCGCACGAGTCCTATACTTTGCTTGGATGCTATGCTACAAATCAAGAAGCGCTAGACAAGGCTTTTGCTCTGAGTAGCAGTGCCCAAAAGCGCAATGTGAAATGCCATATTCAAATCGACTGTACAGGAGAATAGAACAATGACAATCAGACTTTCTAAAGCTGGCAAGATGCCCTGTAGATCATGGTCACTGCAGGCCCTCACAACGTGCCCAGGCAGCATAGGCGACAAGGGTACACTCGTGGATGCCTGTAAGGGATGTTACGCGACACAGGGCAATTATCGATTCCCTAATGTCAAACAACCGCGCGAGTCTAATCAGAAGGACTGGAAGCGCGACGCATGGGTCTCTGACATGGTGGCAGAATTAGACAACGACCGATACTTCCGATGGTTTGACAGCGGCGACGTGTACAGCCTAAAGCTTGCCGAAAAGATCCTTGCGGTAATGAAGGCGACGCCATGGGTCAAGCACTGGCTACCGACTCGCATGTATAAGTTTGTCAAATTTCGCGCTGTGTTTGCTGCAATGGAATCTCTGCCTAATGTTGTCGTTCGTTATTCATCGGACAGTGTTACAGGTGAAGTGGTAGCAGGACGCAACACAAGTACAATTGTGCCTAGTTTAGACTCTGGCAATGGTAGCCTCACGGTTTGCGAGTCTAGCACTAGAGACGGCAAATGCGGCCCCTGTCGTGCCTGTTGGTCTCAGGATGTTTCTGTGATAGCATACCCGGCACACGGAAAGACAATGTTAAAATTAATCAATCTAAAAGAGGTGGCATAATGTTAAACACAATAACAATAAAAGCTAAAAACATAAAAGCTAAAAAGTCTAAGAATCAATTTATTTTATTATGGCAAAACGACGATTTAAGCGAGACGGTGTTTATCTGTACGGTTCACGGTTTTGAGAACGCTATCAGGGTGGCTAAAGGGATAGCACATGAACAGGCTGAATACGTAAAATACCCCGCTTTTAACCCTTTTGAGGAGGTGGCATAGCATGGCAAACTGGCACAGTGAAACAATAGAAAGATTCAAAACACTAGGCAGCGATGCATTGCTTTATATCAGACAAGATGCATACAATGCGGCAAAGGCAGGCGACACAATAGACAATCCAAAAGCTGGACAATATTGGGACGAGTTTCACTATGCCGCCCAAGAATTGAGACGGCGCAAGGTTACCGCAGTATCATTTTAGAAGGAGACAATAGCATGAACGAATTAATAAAAGAGTACTTGACACTGGTAGAGCGTACAGTTAAAACGAATGATGTATTCGCATACCAGAAAATTGAGCAGATAGAAGCAGATTACCCAGAGATTGTCGACGCTGT